CATACCATGAACTTCATCAGCGTACTGATGTTTCTTTGGGTCATCATGCAAGAGGTTAATAAACCTCTCATAGAGGAATTGCTTGAAATTGTCCATAGAGTTATTTATTTACCAGCCTAGTTTCAATCGTACGCCAATCAGTGATTTTCAACACATTCTCGACGTATACATCGCGTTTACCTGGATAATCATAGATGAATGCATGCTCCCAAAGATCCCAGATTCCAACTATAGAATTGAACAGAGATTCTGTATATTCGTGATTTTTAATAAGTGTGAGAGCAGGTTTGTTGTCTTGATTGATTAGAACAATCCATCCATTACCCTGAAGAGCTTTAGATGTTTCTTTGATTTCTTTCAAGAAATGATTCCATGAATCGTAAGACTCTCCAATCCAATCTACAAAGAATGGAGATGGATCCACACGCTTGTCTGTTAGATTCGCCCACCAAAGATTGTGTAATCTGATTCCGTGTTCTTGGAATTCATCCCCTGTTTCAGCAAACTTTTTAGAATAGTTCTTTGTCAAAATATTGTAATGAACATCGACTGTCTGCCTGCTCATTTTAGGAGCCAAAGCATCGATGTCATATTTAAGATCAAGAACAGGAATCGTCTTTGTAGAGAACTGATTGAATGCCTTCATGGTTGCTGTCCTTTTGAGTTAACTGTATTAAAGTCTATCATATTTCTTCCTCAACTCATAGTAGACTTTGTACCAGTAATCAACAGCCCACTTGCTTCTACCAAAATGCAGGGAAGAAAAATATGCAAATTTAGAGAAATTGATTCTATTCGTTATCGTATCCGAGTTCGCTGAATAGGTTGTATTTTTTGACGAATCTGTAGAGAAGACCGTCTTCTTTTCCATGGGCTTCAATTTCCCACGGAAGATCCCAGTATTCATCGTTCTCAAACAGACTCTTAAACTTTGTGTTCTTCCAGAGAACATATTTTTCATTTCGCCCAAACCTCTCCTTCAATTCACCCTTAGCCATCTGTTTTATATGTACAAACTCATGAGCCAAAGACAGGAGAATTCTTTCATATGATTGTTGCTTGTCGCTGTCAATGTCTCGTCTTATTACAATGGAAAACTCTCTTGGTTTCACATAGTCATCTTCCCACGTCGTAAGACCGTCTGCCCCAATTCCATCAGAAAGCTCTATTGTTACTTCTAGATTCTTTGAAAGGTTTTTGTGAAGAAGTTTTGATGCATAAAATTGAGATGCAAGCTTTATGAGCTGGCATAGCTTTTGATCTCTAGTGTTTATAACATGAAGAATCAAATTTCACCTCAATCTTTAAAACATACATTATTTAGTGAACCCAGATCAAGACAAAAAAAAGAGGGACAGGTTTGACCCTATCCCTCTTTATGGATGTGCAGACAGGAGGAACCCCACCTTGTTTTAAACCCTGTCAATTCCTAGCTTACGCCACTTGCCTCTTGTGCTGCAGACACAAATACACATCCTAGTCACATATTTATGTTTATCGAAAGTCGTCAAACAGGTTTTTTAGCGATTTTGGACCAGAAATTTCCTTGCCTACCTGTGTTTTATCAAACGTAGGTGTGTCGTCTAGGATGTCTTCTTGTGCTGATTGTTCTACATCGTACAGCTTCATTTTTGCCCTATCAACACCAATGACAAACCTCTTGTAAAGGCCAGGATCATTGTATCTGTTCTTGAGCTGCTTGACCATGATCTGATTCAGCTGTTCTAGCTCCTCAGTAGAGATCAATGCAATCATCAGGTCTGCAGTGGCTGGTAGACCAAAGCTCTCAGAAACATCCTCAAGGCCAACGTCTGAGTTAGTGTAGCCAGAGCGAGTCGTCTGTGTTGCTGAGATCAGCGGAACGTCAAACTCGACAGCAAGACCTCTCAGTTCCTCTGCAATAGCCTTGACGTACGTATATGAGTTGATATTTGAACCACTTTTTAACCTAGACGACAAACAAATATTCAAGTAATCAACATATATAATGTCGGGTACGAAGTTCCTCTTAATCTTGAGTTCGTTCAGAAGATGTCTAAAGTGTCCAGAGCCAGCACACGCAGTTGGATACTCTTTAATAATCAGCTTACCCTTCGTCTTATCGTTCACCCTTGCAATCTTCTTCTCATATACTTCCTTAGGAAGCATAGTGAGCTCGTCGACTGTTACATTGAGAAGGTTGGCATCAATGCGCTCTGCAATACGTTTTTCCGCCATTTCCATAGTGATATAAAGTACGTTGAGACCCTGCATGAGATTGCCGGCGGCGCAGTGACACATGAAAAGAGATTTGCCGACACCAGTTCCAGCCATAATGATGTTAAGCGTCTTGTTGGGTAGTCCACCCTTTGTGATCTTGTTCATATAGTCCAGATCAAACGAGATCCTCTTCTCCTTGGTATGATAGAAGTCAAAACGCTCCTCATAGTCTTGGAGGAAGTCGTGACCAATATGTGCATCAAATGACACTGCAAGAGCGTCAGAAAGGATCTTTGGAATCGATCCTGTTCCAACGTCTGCAACCTTCTTGTCCAGGATCTTGATCGATGACATGATCGCATTGTAGATCGCCTTGTCCTGGCAGAACTTCTCCGTCTGATCCAACAACCAATCAAGGTTCGTCGATGGGTCAATTGACAACGTATCAATCAACTCCATAACGTTCTTGAACTGATCCTCATTGACAGTCGTCAAGTTGTTAGCTTCTACAACAAGAGCCTCCTTCGTAGGAAACGCATTAAACTTCTTGATGTAGTTGTCGACTATCTCATAGATGATCTTGTCCGTGCCATCCTTGAAGTATTCGTCCTTCAAGAATGGCAGGACCTTTCTTCCAAACTCCTCGTTGTAGACGAGGTGAGAAAGAATCAAATGTTCAATCACTATCACCCCCATAGCTGAATTCCTTCTTGGCAGCCTCATCAAGCTTTGCAAGAATCTGATCAGTAAAGTACTGTTCAGGATTCTCCTTGATCTCTTTGCCAAACACTTTACGGCCATCAGAGAGCTCGTAGCGTGTGGAAACCTTCTTGATGATCTCATACTTCTCTGCAAGATCCAACAAGCCGTAGTACTTGTCAAGACCCGTATCGTACCTCAGAAGAACCTCAACGTCCTTGTTCTCACGAGAGAGACGAGACTTGTGCATCCTGACCTTGATGATGTTGCCAATGATCTCATCACCATCACGTTCCTTCTTCTTGGAAAGGAATGCAATAGAAGATGCAGCATACTTGAGGCCAGTACCACCACCCATTTCCTTTGTAGGAATGTAGGAACCGACGACCTCGTAGACGTGGTTCGTCACGATCATAGGAACCTTGACCTTGGCAAGCTTTAGGGTCAGCACACGGAATGCTGCTTTGATAACCTGAGCCTTAGTCATGTCCCTCGTCTCTTTGCCCTCTGCAGTGTCTTCCATTTCCTTGGTAGTAGAAAGCAGGCCAAGGCTATCGAGGACAAACATCATTGGAGGACGGCTGTCTTCAGGCGTCTTGTCGTATGCATCGAGCATCTTAAGGGCGTGTGTGCGGAACTTCTGGATTGTGTCTGGCTCGGAAATGATCACGCGAGTCGTGTCAATCCCACGAGACTCCATCATCGACTTAGTGACAGCAGCCTCAGTGTCGTAGTAGACAACGCCACCATTCTTGTGAGTGTCAAGGAAGTTCTTGACAACACTAAGGACAAAGAACGTCTTGCCAGTCGATGTCTCGCCAGCAAGAGCAGTTATCTTATTGTTTGGTACACCACCGTAGATACTGCCAGATAGCACAGCGTTAAGAATATAGCATCCAGTATCAATGCATCCACTATATTCAGCTGCTCCGTGTCCATCTGACGCGATAGATGTATCATCATCCTTGAGTTCCTCTACAAGGTTTCGAAAGAAGTTTGCCATTGTATCTATCCTCACGCGGTTATTAACTTTAGCTTCTTGATAAACTCATCAACCTTCTTCGTACGATCTGGCCAGTGAAGGTATTCCTTCTCTGGGTTCTTCTTAAGGTTGTTGAGGAACGTCATCATAAGCTTCATTGATCGTTCAAGTTTCAACTTGCAATCATCTGCCTTAATCTTGCTTGAGTCAACTTCCTCTTGCGTCTTTTCTGTAAAACCAAAATCAAAGTCAAACTCGTCGTGTACATTCTTGTTCATCCGAAAAATCCTTCTAGTGTTGCTTGCTTTTCGACTCTCCAGCCAATCACATCAAGGATCGCCTTGAGAGGTTCGACAAACCCCTTGTCGAACTGTGTGTCATAATCAATTGCATTGTCAATCCCAAACTGTTTTGGTATTTCTCCAGGAGAGGAGATCACATCGCTCATAGCCTTGTTGGGCAGGGTCAGGTAACAATACTTGACCTTCTCACCCTCATTGACAGCAGGATACTTGTTTGTCAGCTTCATCTTGCCAAGCATGTTGTTGTAGACGAGAGCGCCTCTGACATGGATCGGTGTCTTTTGCTTGAACAGCTTGACATGGTCTGAATACTTGGCAATCCCATTTGCAGATCTGGGAAAAGCTATCTCCTCAAATGGCATCCCACGGAATGCTAGCCTCTGCTGCTCGATGAAGTCCATCACGTCCTTCTCTGTTCCAGTGATCACGAGCTTGATTGCCTTCTTAATGATCTCTCGGCACGCAGAAGGTGTCGATGTCTTGATAGCCTCGATTCCCTGCATCTTCAGCTTCGGCTCAGCATACTTGACCCCCTCGTTATTGTGAACGTTGAGGATGTATCGCTTCTTTGCAGTCCAGATTCCTTTGTCTGCAATCACCTCACGCTTCATATGGAGCTTCTGGTCATACGCATTGACATACTTTGCAAGCTCGCCATGGATCTTAGCCAGGAATGGCTCGATCTTTTCGTTGGCAACCTTGTCAAGGAAATCGATCACCTCAGAGGTTTCCATCTTTCCTTTGTAGACGTGATTGACAAGAGAATCGAATGTGATGTACATCGAGTCGGTGTCACAAGCAATCACATAATCGACGTCCTTTGTCTTCAATGTTGCATTCATGAACTTGTTGATACGATCTTCAGTCCACCTGATCGACAGCTGGCCACATTGTGTGATAGACTCAGCCAGGCGAGGATCAAACCATCTCATGTAAACATTGCCCAACGCTCCATACGCCGAGTTAAAGTTGCACCTTTTTGGCCAATTGCATGTTCTGAAAACGTGCAATCTCTTTCTCGACCATTGCCTCATAAGCCAAAAGTTCATCATCTGACATACGTGTCAAGTCTTTATTAATCATAACTATTGACCTTCAATTGTGGAAGAACTACCTGATCAAACAGGCTCTTACCATACGCTTTGATGTCTGTGTCCGTCAACCTTATAACAGTAAAACCGTTTTCAATTGCTTTTTCTTCAAACAACCTATCCTTTATTTTTTGTTTTTCTGTCGAATGCCAATACACTCCATCTAACTCTACAATTGTTTTACCAACTCTAAAATCATACGAATGACCAAAGCCGTTGATACGAAACTCCTGATCGAAAGTAATGTTGCTTTCTATTAACCACTCTTTGAACAAGCTCTCAATCCACGACTCCCGTTTTTTGTTTTGAGGATAACCTGTTATGCCAGAATAAACAAGGTTCCTTTGCTTTTCCTTTAAGGAAGGATCTTTCATGTATTTGAGTTTACCAGCCTCTGAGTTTGTTCTAACTGGAATGTTGTTTTTGCGGCAAAATTTCATAACAGTAGCTGCTGTTGTATTATAAATCACACCAATTTCTTTCAATGTTTTTTGATCAATTAGATACAATTTTTCGACGTTGTTTTTTTCAAATAAATCTATCTTCGACCTACTACTATTAGCTGTTTGAGATGTTTTGCTTTTACCATTATTTTTTTGTGACAACAGGAAAGAATGTTCTGTTTTCTTAAGCTGATTGTATGCAGAGGCATAACTTAGGTCCAACTTATTGCAAGCCTCTTTTAAAGAGAGATTATAATCCTGCAAAAGCTCAATTATTTCAGGCAAAAAAAGTTTGACATTATTTGTAATATGACTGTTTTGATTTGGCATAAACCCTCCCAACAAAATTCACATATATTTATGTTTTGTTGAGTTTGGGTCAATTTTGTTAGTTATATAATGTTTCTTCTTTGCTTTTCATGCGCTATTACCTCCAACTTCTTCTTTGCCTCGATCATTCGTTTCTTGTACGCAGAACGATCTTCATAGACACGCTCCATCAACGAAGGAAGGAACCCCTTCCTGTCACGATCGAACAAGCAACCAATTGCACTAATTGCGAGGTTGTCTGTGTCAAGCTGGTTCCTGATCTCTGGCTTGTCGAACAAGCCAGCCAACACCTTCTCGACAGGATCATCACCAGGGATTTCAATCTGCCCAACAAACGTCTCTGGCGAGATGTTGTACATCATAATCAGGTGTGGATACAGGGAAGTGAAGTCGAATGAAAGCACCCAATTGTGGAGACCAACCTGAGGGTCCTTGACGTATGCGCCACGAATCTCTCGGAGCTTTTCTCTAGAAGAGACATCGAAGTTCGGAACGACAATGTGCTTGTCAAGCAAGTAGTTGTGGATAATGATGTCCCACATTCTGACTGACGTGAATGTGTCTAGGTAGTTGACCTTGCCATCATAAGCAAGAGCGTAGACAAGCTCAATCAGCTTCAGCTTGTCCTCAAGTCGATCGACCAGAACGACGTCCTTGATGTTATAGTCGATGAATCCATCATAGTCGTTCTCGTAGAATTCATGGAGAGAGTCGTAGTCATAAGACAGCTTTCGCTCACCGAGCTCCATGAAAGCAACGTGATCGAGCTTGTAGCTCTCTTGTGGTGTGTAGGAGAACTTCTTGTAGAGAGCCAGGTAGTCAAGAACAGTCAACCCAGCAGGAAGGTAGACTGTCTGCTCCTTGCCAGTGAACGTCGTGAACGTCCTCTCATCCAAGATGTTCCAAGGAGACAGCTTCTTTGCGGCCTGCTCGCCAAGAACGTTTCTGATCCTATTGACGAGATAGGGAACGTCAAATCCTTCGACGTTCCAGCCAGTAACCACGTCAGGCAAGAATGACTTCGAACGCCAGACATTGATGAAACACTCAAGCAGGGCAACTTCATTAGTGCACTTGAAGTATGTGACATCATCACTCTTAGTCTTGTAGTCCTTGCACCCAAAGACAACACTCTTCCCGTTCTTTCTCATCGTGATTGCAAGGACCTCATCAGAGGCACGGTCAGCACTAGGAAACCCATTGCCCGAATAGACCTCAATGTCGATGGAGACGACAGAGATCAAAGAAGGGTCGTACTGTATTTCTTGCTCAGGATAATGGTCTCTGATGAACGTGTAGACATAGTTAGTGAGACCGTAGATCGAGACGCCAGAAACATCCTTGTATCGCTTGACGAAGTCCCTTGCATCATAGACAGAGTCAAAGTCAATACGGTCAACAAGAGTTCCCTTCAGCGTCTTGTAGTCAGTGTTACCTGTCTTTGAATTCATGAACAGGTAGGGCTTGTAAGGGATAGTGTGCAGGACCTTCTTACCGTTCTCATAACCAGTCAAAAGGATCTCGTTGCGATGCAAATAAACATTCGTGTAGAAACGCATCGTTCCTCCAGTGAATAACAATCCAGTAATGTAGCAGAGAATTACAGATCAGTCAAGAGATAGTTTCTTGTCTTCAATCGATTTGATGTAGTTGGATAGCTTGTCTAGGTAGCCTTTGTTGCGAAGTTCTTTGTAGACAAGATTTTCAAAAGAGAACTCACCAGCCTTTTGAATCCCAGCTCCTCGCATGCCATGGATTCGATCCTTGACTTTCTTGAGGACGTTTAGATCATCTGTGTGGGAGTCAATCAGCTTGTCAATTCTTTTCATAAAGTAGTCAGTCTTGTTCTCAAGGTGTTTGTCCTTAGAGAAGTCGAGGCTGAGAAAGTCAGGCTTTTGAATCCACTTGTCAGCTGACAATGAATACACACCCTGGCCAACATGAGGCTTCTCAGCAAGAGGCTGAGCATACAGCTCTACAGGATATCCTCTCACCTTAATGTTGTGAGAGTCTGCCCACATTGCCTTCTTGTCAAACAAATAGTCATCAACAAAGTCTTTGCCGACAGATAGCTTCGAGAAGTCTGTGACAAGGTGAACATCAAGATCTGAAAGATCAGTGTAGTTGTAGTTGGCATTGCCACCCGTCAGTTGGATTTCTTTCACAGCGTTCTTTGGAATATTTGCAAATTCTCTCCACTTGTCTGCAATAGACAGAAGGACCTTCCTTACCTCAGGAAGGAGTTCTTCATCTTTCCAAATCTTCTCGTTCAGCTTTTCGTGATACGCAAGAGAGGTTTTTTCCAAAAGAAACTTGTTGAATTTTAGCATGCAATCCTCAAACGAGTAGGGCGGCAGTTGCCTGCCGCCCCTCTATTTAGTAATCCTTTGGTATTATTCTTTTGTAACCGTATCCAGGCATTCGTTCTATTTTGTAGTAGTCAGGTTCAGGTGAAGAAAACAGCCAAGATAAGAGAGATTTCATCTTTCCCCAAAGATAGGAAACACTTTTGCTAATCAGTTCGGCGGTAGCCTTACTTTGATAAGCTCTTGCAGCAGCCTCTATCTGTGCAAGCTCATATGCAGAGGGCCTCACTTGTTTTCCGCCAGGAACTTTTTTGAAGATGGCTCTCCCACTTCGATCTTACGAGGCTTCTTGTGCTCTGGAATAATGTTTTCCAGCCACACCTTCAGCATCCCATTG